CAACTGGTGCAGCAGGTTGAACTTCTGCAGGAGCAGCTTTGGTTTCAGCAACTTCAGCAGTAAGTGGTTTGTTAACCGCTTGTGCTTGGTCGTCGAATGTGACCCATTTCATTTTATTCTGAAGTTCTTCATAAGTCATAAAGGCTTCAGGGGCAGTCAAACTTGATAACAAATGTGAATTATTTTTGATATCTTCTAGAGNTGCTTCAACTGATTCATAAATAGAATCTGCATCATTAACAACTTCAGATGAATCATAATTAATCTGACCATTTGCACCTTTTTTAGCTACCAATCGGAATGAATTACCACGCAATGGGTTAAACAATTCTTTAGGAGTAGCACCCAAAGCCCGATCTTGTTCACTAGGATCAACAGCAGCTTGGATTTTATCTTTCATTTTACCAGACATTGCATACAAGAAAATCTTGCCTTCGTTATCTGGATTAGCAGGGTCTTTAAGAACCTTGATATTGGCAATAAAACGCATGCCACGACCAAATGTTTTAGAACCATATGTGATAATATTACCATTTTCATCTAGAACATTATCTTTAATACCATCATTCCACAACGATTGCCATTTTTCTTGGAATGGACAAGGTTGACCAATTGATGATGGCGAATATTCGGAAACAAAACGTTTCTTGCCATTTTTCACAATTGTTGTATTGATGGAATAGAGTCTTTGAATCATACCCTTTTCAGAATCGGGTAGAAAACGGATAAGTGCAGCACCATTGCCTTCTTTGTCCTTGGCAAGAGTATAGAACCTTTCATCGGTTGTATATTTCTTGGTATCTTGTGCGAACGGATCAACACCTACATCTTTTTTCATTTCATCGAAATTAAACGAACTTGCATCTAACATATCTTTTCTCCTTTACGTCAATTTTGCAATAGTTTTAAGTCATCACGGACATTTTTCAAATATTCAATTTATTTATATAAGCAAATTTTCTATTCGATATATGTAATATATACCAAGTGTAATTAAAAAACTTGCTGATTGTGAAATTATTTATATCTTCCACCTAAAGAAATTACTGCATTTTCAGTAACAATTTCATTATTAATTGAAATATTAATAACTGATTCTGATTTTAGATAATCATAAACCTGAAAATTCTGACCACGATAAATATCACCTTCAATTGAAATATATTTAAATTCCCAACCATCCTGTTCTGGAGTATCTGGAATATCACTTCTGAACTCGATTAAGTCATTCATACCACCTTCAGGATAATAATGATCGAACATAAAAACCATATATCTCATTTTTCTTTTCCTTATGAAAATGCCGAGACCAATGGCCCCGACAATTTACTCCAGCGTATTATTGCATTTATGCTTTAACGGATAATAGAAGTTTAAAACCAGAGAATGTTTTACTGGTCATCAAAATTCTGTATGAATCCATATTTGAATTATATTTTACATCAATTTGATATTCTGAACTAGGAATCATTTTGAAGTTTTCAACAGGAATCTTAATACTGAATTCTTTACTTGTGTTAGCAGTTTTCGTAGTGCTATAAGTATTTGAATTTGAATTAAATTTACCAGTTTCTGCCAATGAAATTAGCATATCACCATCTTGAGATGTGAATAAAACTTCAGATAAATCTTTGAAAACACCTGTAGCAGATTTGATATCTTTAATATCTTCAACATCAATATCAAATGTGGCAACAGATGGTGCTTCTTCAGTTTTAGTAAATTGTGCTGCATCACGATCATATGCTTCCATCAAAGCAATATTATCTGTAATAAATGATGCTGATTTTTTGCCTGAACCGATACTAATTGTGTTACCTTCAATTGAAATATCACGATCATCACCAAATAATTTTACCAAATCCAAGAAGTTACCCAATGAATTCTTAAGTCCAATATCAGGAAATGTTTCACTATCCAATTCAGATACATCAAATAGCATTACCACATCTTGACCTTCTGAAAGTGCCACTGTATTAGGGTGCTTCAGAATTACTGTGTCCGTCATACTTGTAATAGTTGACAGGAAGTCGATTACTTTGTTATTAAACATATATTTTCTTTCGATTAATTAGTTATATGTGTATATTAATATAATTTTGGTTAAAAAATCTTACTAGATTAAATATTCTGGATATAAATGTTGATTTTCATTTGTTATGAAAGTGAATTCTTTTCTAGGTTTAATTTGTACTTTGTAGTCACTATTCATGTAAGATATATTGATATGTGAATCATTCACTAGACTAATATCTCTGTAAAGATCACTATTACCTTGGAATGGCACAATTTTACCATCATGAATAATTTTTATAATTTTCATATGAGATATTCTGGATATAAATGTTGATTTTCTTCTGTAATCAAAAGAACATCTGATTTCTTCACAATAGTTACTCGATCATATAGTCTATAACCAAATTGACTAGGAACAGCATAATGCTCATAAAGAGTTTCATTATCTTTTCTGGGAATTAAAAATAAATCATGATACAGAAATAATATTTTAGAGGATGTGTTCTGGATTTTCTTTTTCCAACTTATCTTTATAGAACTCATAAAATTTTGATTTTTTATAAGTATCTATAGAAACACCACTATCTAATTTTTTGACTAAGTTGAAATAATTTGCATCAGCTTTTGAGTCAAATATAGGAGTTTTTTCATCCACTTGAATAATATTAGATGCAGGAACTGCCCAACTATCATTCAACATAACAACCGGAATTAACTGAGTTCCAACTACCATAAATTTAGTTTTTGGCTTATCTGTCATGTTAGTAACTCCGGATGTTTCTTCAAGCGCTCAAGATAATATTCGTAATATTTTGAACCCTTGTAATTGTTGATGTTTGTTACACCACTCATAAGACGAGGAACCATTTTTTTGGAATGAAGCTTCTTCTTTAGTCTCAAGAATTTTCATTTTTGGTCTAATTTTATAGAACTTTTGAGCGGAAACATAGTGATCACCATTCAACAGATATTTNACATTTTGTCCGTATCTTACAGGCATTAAGCTTTGGTATTCCCGAACAAGAAGAACCCAATTCCGTTATAATATTCATGATGTCCTTTAGGGACACGGAAGAATGAGTCTTCGGTTGTTTTGAAAATAGTTGAACCACCACCAGATAAACTAATGAAATCACACTTATCAATAATCTTATCATATTTGTTTTCAATTAATGCTAATAAATCCTTCAGATACATTTTCTTGATTTCACTAACAAATTCATCAAATGGATGCTTTACACCACGAAGTTTATAGATACCAGTATCAATGATTTCTTTTGCTTCATGTAATGTAATCTGACGCCCATGATTTTCTTTAACTTTCTTAGCAACTTGTGAAGCAATTTTCATGATACCTTCACGTTCAATACCTTCAAATAATGCAGGTGAAGTTTTACCATCAGTAACCAAGAACATATCTAATGTGTTAAATCCGATATCACACCCAACAAAAGTAGTATCACCAAGGAATTCTTCTTGAGGATGAGGAAAATTATTTCCGTACTTATCAATTGTGAGTTTTGAACCAGCACCTTGAGGAAGAATATAAACTTCATCGAACTTAAAGCTATTTTCACCTACATTGAAATTCATAAGACCTTCTTTGAAGTGACCAGAATTTTCAATCTGTGCTTTAGATAATCCAGAAACAATAACATCAGGAGTATCATTAATCATTTGAATAGCATGATATAAAAATAAAGGAGCATAATATTCTAAATTTTTATAATCAGTAATATCAATTAAGTTATCAGAAGGTAGATGCAATGCATTTTCTGCAACATAATAACTATGATATTTAAAATCATATATCCGTTTATCGGACACATATTCATTACGTTTTGTGATACCTACAGTCGAGGGAAACTTAAATTGCTTTACGATTTTTCCGTCTGATGTTCCGAAGACAATTTTCACATCCCCAAAACCAATATCTATACCAAGTACGGCCTTCATGAGTTTTTCCCTTCCTTTTTGGCATACCAATTTTTAAATTTGATATTTCCGTTATTTTTAATCATTGTTAAACTTCTTTCTGTTAAATTATTATAAATTCTTTTACCATTATTCATATATGAATCAATTAACATATTTAGTGGTAATTTATTATTTTTACATACCGTTTTAAAATCACCATGACATTTAAATCTTAATTTATTATTTTCATCATATATTAATACTTTTATAGCCGTTACAGAATTTTTACCTGAGTTGACTTCTGATATTTTTCTACGCGTTTCATCACTAAGTGTTTTTCCTTTATGGTGAGAAACTAATTCACCAGAAATATATCTCGGATCATCTTTAGAAATTTTTACTATCTTATCATTTAAAATAACGTCAACTTTACCTTTGTTAGCCTTTGAAGTATTTTTTGAAACAACTTTATAATGACGCTCTCTCAACTTTTTATATAATCTAGGTGTTATTAATCCAGATTTATCATCTATCATATTCAAACGATGCCAGCCATATATAATTGCGTTGTCATTAGCAGCTTCAGCAAGTAAAGAATGAGCTATATAATGATCTTCATATTTTAAGAATACACAATTCCAGGAATTTTCTTTAAGATTTTTAAATTCTTGGAATGGTAATGTCTTAGCTTTAGGTAGAATGTGGTGATTTTCAGTTTCACCACTCATATGTTTTTCAACATTTCGATTTAAGCANAAATCAACATATTCTATTAATTTACTTTCATTAATAACATTCAATTTTTTCAACTCATTGATTAAAAAGTTTCGCAATAAACAATCTCCTTATGAAAATTATTTATACTTTTTAATCGATACCTAAAATTTTCTTCATTATTCGTCTTTCTTTGGCTCAACTACGTTAAGCTCTGTTTGTGTGCCTAATCTTTCATTTTCAAAAAAGCTACCGCAGATATGGCACGAACAATCAGCATAGACATCATTTTCATGAATATCTATGTTATATTTAAACCATTTCTCACGATGAAACTTTCGGCACCAGAACCTTTTAATGAATTTAATCATTGTTCTTTTAAACCCATTTCTTTATATGTTTTGCATGTTGTTTGGTGTGCATTTTGTGTAAATGTTGACCAACAGAATGATTTCATTTCTGGAACTTCATAAACATATCCACGGATATCGGTACCAGAAACTTCAACTGTGTATTGCTTTGTTTGGATTTCACCATCACTACTAGCATTTTTTACCATATCCCATAATCCACCAGCATTTGCAGGAGATTGAGTCATGANGAAATAGTAATACTAAAACAGTACCAATGGATAAAACTAAAGTAATTCTTTGACTTGTACGCATAATTTTTCTTTCTATTTTTGTGAATTATAACATATTTTTAGTTAATTAACTTACTGGTTTCCAAATTTCCATGAAAATTCTGTTCACAGTTCCTTGAACTGATAATTTTACGCCATTCACAACTAGCTTAACACCACCAGATATTCTGTCTAATTGTGTAATATCTTTAGGATTAACAAAAATTTCTTTGTTTGTTTCAAGTTCATGTAACAAAATTGTGTCAATTACTTCAACTGGATTTGTCATAATTTCAACTTTCAAAATTGTGAATATAGTTTATTATAACACATTAGACTAATTTGTAAAATTAAATATCCAAATTTTGTAATTCAGTTGCAATTTTTACTGGTCTTTCCTGTTGTTTTATTTCTGGCTTTTGTATAACTTCTTGACTTACATTACCAAATTCTGTATCGGTATCTAGAAACTCTTGATGTGTAGTGGTACTATGTTTGATATTAGATGGGTTATCCTTAGTCTTTGGTTCTTCTGTAACCATTGTGGAACCATCTGTAAAATCAATATTTAATTTTGAAATATCTTTTGAGCACTCTATGTGTAATGCAAATTTTGCCATTAGAATTCAATATCTTTCATTTCATCAGGAACAGGTTTGGATTCTCGTTCTTCTTTGGGTGGTTTAACAGGTGGCATAGGAACTTCTAAGTTTGTTTTTGGTAAAACACCCACGGTATCCAAAGCATCCAATTCGGCTTGGCGTTTTTCTTGAATATTATCCTCGATAAGTGATTCAATTTTATCAACACCACCATTTTCATCAAATGAGATATCAACATTTATATGTTTAATTTTCTGATCTTCGGGAAGACCTTCTATAATTATTTTCATCCATGTTTTCTTTCTTCGATAATTTTTGTAATTATACCATAACATAGTACAATATTGTTAATGTAATTTTGATCAGAAATTCCAATATCGGCAGCTGATTCAAATAAACTGGAAAGTAGCATTGCGCTACCCTCCAGATAATCCATAGTGTAATGACTTATATCTTGATCAGTGAGATATGCAAATGCCACTGTTCTTATGTCTTGTATCAAATCTTGATTCATAATCATTTGTCAAAGATCCTCTCAGCAAATTCCGTTATCTTACCTCTGACAACTTTTGTTAATTCAGTACCAAATAAGACAACACTGTTATCTTCTTCTTTAAGAGCTTTCAGTAGAGTATTTAGTCCGTTTGTGTACTTATTTACGAAAGGATGATCAATTTGTCGGTTACTACCAACACAAACAACTTTACAAGATTCATCAATACGTGTCATTGTTGTTCGTAAACTAGGTTTACTGAAATTTTGAACTTCATCAATAATAACATATGCACCAGAAATATTTCTACCACGAGATGAACCAATCCAGAAAGTTTCAATATTATATCTCTTGATAAGTTCCTCAACTTTTGCTGAGTTAACATTGGAATTTTTCACTGTCTTTGTAGTTCTACTATTTTCTACTTGAGCAATAAATTCTAATGTGTCATATAAAGGGTAATTATAAATTTTGAATTTTTCTTCATTACCAGATAAGAAACCAACTTCTTCAGCTTTGTCTGTTGATTCAACTGAGTTTCTGATATAAACAATTTTATTATAATCACCATCTGTTACAGCTTGCATACCAGCAGCAATTGCCAGTAGTGTTTTACCGGAACCAGCCAGTGCTTCAACTACACAAACATCAATATCAGGGTCTAGCATACCAGTCAATGCATATTTCTGACCTAAATTTTTCGGTTGAATATGTAATCCAGAAAAATCATTATCTTTAATAAAGCTAAGATAACCATCAACAACATAACCAATTCGTTCATTACCATTATCAGCTTTAATGTGATAACAATAATTTTCTGGTTTCCAATCAGGATCAATTTCAGTAATATCTATCTCATTACTATGAATTAAAACTTGAGAATCTACATTTTCAATTACCTTGATAAACTCAGGAGATAAAGTATCTTTATTTTGTTCAATACCTTCTGATTCAATACCTTTAGCAATTGCTCTGGTTCTGCACATAATGTCATTTGTTAAAAATACAATATTTTGATTGTTATAATATTCAGAAAAATATGAAACTGCTTCTATAATTTTTCTGTCATTTCTAATAGATTTTTCAGAGTCATTAGATATATAATTATCCATTGATACTAAGTTAATATAGATATCATCAACTTTAAGAGAAACAATAGTTCCTATATCCAATGCACCAATTTTAGTTTTTGTATTTAGAATTTCGGCTTCTGATAACATTCTAGCAAATTCTCTTGCTTGAAAATTGATTTCATCAAAGCCAGATTTTTTAGCATCAAGTTCATCAATTACTGTTTCAGGTAGTATAATCAAGTTTTTCCCGTTTTCAGAAATGCTAATAAGTTGCGTAGCATCCTCGAGAATGATATTCGTGTCTAGGAAATAGAGTTTATCAAATGTTTTATTCATTTTGTTATTGTTGTTCCTTTTAAATTACTCTGTTTATTATATCATATATCAAATTAAAAATCGTGAAGAATGATCTCCTCGTATCTTAACTTTATGATATTTGCCTTTCTTGAAGTATGGTGTTTCAGTAAACTTGATTAAATAATCGTTCCCACGAAAAACTTTCCAATTCAGTTCAGACTCAAATCTTCCTGGTTCTGAAAGTTCTTTATTTTTTGTTAGTAATATTTGATCTGGTCTTAGGAAACCTTCGATAATCTCATGTGTTGCTAAACAAACTCGGTATTTGTTATTGTAATATTTTCCCATGTACCAGATGTTAGTTGGGACTTCAGCAGAAATAGACTCAATTTCTTCACGGTTTTTCACTGTGAAAAAGACTGCATAATCTGATTCTCTTGCTTCTCGTAATGCCTGATTTTCAATATATTTTAATAATGATGACCTACCCTTGTCATTATTTTTCCGGAGTAATAGGTATTCCTCATTTGATCTAAGAGGTTGGACAGTTGATACCATCCATCTAGTTTGTGAACCTGTTGCTCTATCATAGTTAATCATGATAGGTTGTTCTTCTACAGAGAAATACCAGTTATATGGTGACTTGATATTAATATATTCACTGAACTCTACAGAATTATTTTTGAGTGCTTCCTTGCACTCTGTGTAAAATTCATTGGAATAATATGGGTCAATTGTTACGAATGTCATACTATATTTATTATTTTATTAATTGAGGAATTTTCAATCTAATAATATGCATTTTGTAATAGTTATGAGAAGCTACTATTATTCCTTTTAATCCTCTATGTCTGAAGACTGAAAACACAAAAATAATATTTAGAATTGTGTCATGAAAAGGGATAAGAAAAGAGAACCCGGTTAATGTTCTATGAGTGGATGAGTTATTAGCTAAAATTGACATTTTTAGATTTTTCATGAATGATGAAATCACAATTCTTTCTTCAATTTCAACACCACCAAGATAAAAACCCAATGTAAAAATCATAACTAGAGATGATAAAATATTTGTTGCTATTCCATATAAAATAAATCCATATAGATATTCTGTTGTTAATAATAACCCAATCAATTCCATTATAGTTCTTCAACCCATACTTGTTCTATTGTTTTTTGTTTCAGTGCATCCAATTTAGCTTTCTTGTCTTTGATATCATCTTCGAGCTTTTTCATACGTTCCACGGTCAATGATAGTATATTCATATTTAACAAATAATCAAAATTTCCATCCCGTTCGAGAATTTTAGGAATTTTTGTTAGATCAGAAACAATATCAGCTTTTTTACGTCTGGAGATTTTCAATTTGTTATCAACAATATTCTTGATAAACAAGTATTTGCTGTAATCCAATTTAATCTCTTGAGTATATTTATTTATTAAATTGGTTTTCCGTTTTTCAAGATAAACCTTCTTGATTTCAATATAATACTTTAGAATTTCTTCTGGGTTATCAAATACTTGAATTTTATTATTTTCATCAATACAAGTATAA